CGCCCTCATACGTTGATAGGGATTCGCTAACCCAATCGTCTGTATCGTTTACTGGCCCCTACGCGATGAATGTACTACTCATGCGCATAGGTCGCATCGTTATAGCGGTCGGCCAACCTTCGCCATCATCTAGTTATGCGACCGGAGAATTGAAAGCTGCAGAGATAATCCCGGAAGGATACAGGCCTGCGACTAATGGCGCGATCCTGTTTGTATCGAACAATGGCGGTGCAGTCGGCAGCTGGTACATAGACTCTGACGGACGCATTACCGTTCGAGGTAAAGCGGATAAAGGGTATTACCAAACCTGCACCGGCAGCTGGCTGACCGCCTAGCTTTCGCTAACCCCTATACGGTCCGGCAAAAAAACGCGACGTTCACCGGCAGCGTCGCTAACGTCCTGTCCGATGCGGAATACCGTGCCCTGGTCGGCCGGAGCTACACTGGTGGCGATGTGGTTGTTTTCACGCCCGTCACCACCGGCGTGGATACGGCGCTGGTCGCATGCTACGACGTGCCCCATAAGGTCGTCCGCGCCATCCAGGTCGGCACCCAGCAGAACATCACGATGGATGTCCGGTTTGCGGTGATCCCCGCCGTCTAACGCGCGCCGAGAATCCTCGTGATGGTCAGGCACTGCGTGTCTGACGTGTTGCCTTCCATCACGTGGATTCGGTGTCCGATGATCTGCACGCTCGTGTCGGCGATCCGGACGAGAGTGGCCTTGCCTGACGCGAGCCCGTTCACGAAATTCATGCCGACGAATGAGAGGACGATCGATCCTGCTTCGGCGGCAGTGTGGAACAGCCTCGGGTAATGGTCATCATCATTACCCTCGATGATCAGCTCGCGGAAATCCGTGATCGATTCGGCGAGCGGGAGGGTGCCGGTTTTGCCGCTGGCGCCCTCCCATAGGACGGTGGGGGTTAGCGAATCCCTATCCGCGCCACATGACGGCCCAGTTGACGCGGATAGGTGCCGTGTTTTTACCGTCGAACATGACATCGATGCGGTTTCCGGACGGGCTGACACGCACAGAGGTGACCTGACGGCCGTTCGCGTCCCAGTCACCGTTGATGGCGGCAACGACCACGTCATTGTTCCAGTCGCGGCCGAACTGGGTTTTGAACTGGCCGAACGTCCACAGGGTCGCGTAGCCGCCGCTACCGGCATCCTTATAGACGCCACTGCCAGTGTAGAGATGCAGCGGGGTTAGCGAATCCCACACGTCCTTCATTGGTTTCAGCACGTTGAAGAGCGGGACGAGGGTACCGACGGTGATGCCGTTGATCGGGATGCGGTAGAGGAGCATGTCGTGGGTGGCGACGCCGTCGAGGATACTGCCGGTGTTGTGGGCCGGATCCGCCGGGGTACCGGTGGTGGGGGTGCCCTTGAGGACCACGATTGAGCAGGTTTCCACGCCGGTGGTGGTGTTCTTCGTGTAGCGAAGCACCGCGAGATCGTTGCGTTTCTGGCCTTGGGTGCCGGATTGCACGGTGGCGGTGGTGGTGCCGGTCAGGTGCACATGGCGGCCGTTCAATACGGCGTCGCCTGATTGGACGGCGATGGTGTTCGCGTTGCTCATGGTGGCCTTGAGCTGATTACCGGTCGTGAGCGCGTAGTCGCCGGGGCCTACGAGACCGGCCTGGAATGCGCCGATGTCGTCGCTGCCGATGTGTGGGGTGCCGGCGAAGCCGGTGATGAGTTCGACTGTCATGATCGTTTCCTTATCCGATGCGTTGCCAGAGGAATCCACGGCCCATGATGTTGGGGAGTTTCTTCCAGCCGGTGTTGTAGGTGGGTGGCGTGCTGTCGCTGTTGGTTTCGAGGACCGTGCCGATGGGCCAGGCTTTGTCGAAGATCTGTTCGGTTGAGGCTTGTGGGCCTGCGGGCCCTTGCGGGCCTCGCAGGTTGGTTTTCTTGACGTATGCCATCACAGGCGGCCTTTATTCGAAGATGTAGAGGTCACCGTTGGATTGGATGTACATGTCTCCGGCCTTGCCGGTGGCGCCGGCTGCCGGTGCGCTGGTACCGTAGGTGATGGTGTTGCCGTCCGCGCCCTTCGCGCCGGTGGCACCCTTCTCGCCTTGCGGCCCTGCCGGGCCGGTGGCGCCGGTGGGGCCTGCAGGTCCGGCAGGGCCGGTTTCACCCTTCGCGCCAGCCGCTCCGGTGGCGCCTTTCACGCCCTGTGGACCCTGTGGGCCGGTGTCGCCTTTTGCGCCGGTGGCACCCTTCTCGCCTTGTGCGCCGGTTTCACCCTTCGGACCCTGTGGTCCCTGCGGACCCGTCATGCCGGTGGCGCCGGACAGATCGGTGATGTACGTGTATCCCTTGGCTCCCTTGACGTAGAGCTTCGCATTGTCCGCGTCGTTCACGTTGCCGGTGTCGATCATGACGAACTGGCCGTTGAGCACTCCGTCGGTGGCGTAGCCGGCGTTCATTTCGGCCACGGACTTGTAGGTTTTCGCGATGGCGAACGCGTCACCCTTCGCGCCCTGCGGACCCTGAGGTCCCTGAGGGCCCTGCGGACCGGTGGCACCCTTCGGACCCTGAGGTCCCTGCGGGCCGGTGAGGTTGAGTTTCTTCACATATGCCATGATGATGCTCCTTACTGCTGGTTGGTTATGGCATTGACTGACTGGGTTTTGAGGGATGCGGGGTTTACTGGTCCTGCACCTGGTAGAAATCACCGTTCGCCTGGTTGATGTACACGTCGCCGGCGAGCGCGTCGGCCGGTGGTTCTCCGGGGTCTCCGTCGCCTACGGTGATGCGGTTGCCGCGTTGGCCGGTTTCGCCTTTGGCTCCTGGAGTGCCGTTGGCACCCTTCTCGCCTTGCTCACCGGGTTCACCCTTCGGGCCTTGGATGCCTTGCGGGCCTGCCGGGCCTTGGATGCCTTGCGCGCCGGAGAGGTCGGTGACGAACGCGTATTGGGTGTCGTTCTTGACGAACATTTTCGCGTTGTCCGCATCGTTCACGTTGGTGGTGCTGATGACGACGAACGAGCCGATCGGAATGTCCGCGTTCCTGTAGTCGGCATTCATTTCGGCGACGCTGGCGTAGGTTTTGGCGATGGTGAACGCGTCGCCCTTCGGGCCTTGCGGGCCTGCGGGACCCTGCGCACCGGGTTCACCCTTGTCGCCTTTGGCTCCCTTGAAGCCGAGCGTGCCGCCGCCATCCGCGGTCAATGCGGCGGAAGGGGTGACGGTGGTGCCGTCCACCTTCGCCACGGTGTAGAAGGCGCCGTTGGCGTCCACGATCAGATCGCCGGCAGAGACCGTGCTCGGGGTGAGTTTCGAGGAATCGAACGCGGTGTTTGAGCCGATGTTGATGTTGGCCACGTGGAACGTGCCCGCACTGGTGCCGCCTCCTGCGGGAATGATGTCGCCGGCCTTCAAGGCGTCGATGAGGCTTTTCTTGTTGTATTCGACGTCCACGGCGTCAACGAGATAGAAGTTGCCGTCGTTCTTCTGCTTGATCTTGTCGATGAGCTGGATGGACATGATGATTCTCCTCCTCTCAGGCCGCGTTCACGGTGGTGTTGCCGAGGCCCGCGTTGGTTGACTGCCACACGTCATACGAGACGGTGGCTCCGGACGCGTTCGTGTGGTCGAACGTCTTCACGAGATTGAAACCGCCTTCGAAGCCGCCGACCTTGAACGTCGGCGTGCCGAACGAATGTGGGATCGCATACCAGATGTACTGGCCTGCGGCCGCGTTCACGGTGAACGTCTTCGCCTTCGAATCACCCAGCTCCGAGCCGGCCAATGCGAGCAGGAACGTGCTGTCGACGCTATCTGCCGGGTTTCCGCCCACACCCCAGTAGCGCTTGTAGTGGAAGAGGACGCTGGTGGTTTTCGATGCCTTGGAGCCTCGCGCGTCGGTGACGGCGAGCGTGTAGGTCTTGTTGGCCTTGAGTGCCTGTTTGGTGAGTGGTTGGCTGGTGGGGAATTGGCCGTCCTCGCCCTTCACGATTTCCTGACCGTCCAATGTGAGCGTGGCCGGGGTCTTGTTGAGCTTCCATGCGAGGTTCACGGTGTCCACGGTCTCACCGATCTCATGGTCGCTGCCGCCGGTGAAACTCATGACGCTCATCGGCGTGTACAGGCTCAGGGTGCCGTCCGCCGTGATGTCGAAATCGCCTGACGGTTTGACCACGCCCGCCTTCTTGCTGGTGGCCACGTCGGCTCCCGCTCCAGCGGGGCCGCGCAGCGAACCCATTTTCTTCCATGCGTTAGCCATGATTGTTCTCCTTATCATTGGTTTCCTCGGAGCCGTCCGGTTCCGACGTGTATTCCCACAGATCGCCGTTGTCGGCGTTCAGATAGCCGTCCCCCTCACGGGCCGTGAGCTGGCTGGTGGGGTCGCCGTGGCCGAGCGTGATGCCTTTGCCGTGCAATGAGTCGACCCATTCGGCCTCGGTGCCCTGGTAGCCGAGTCTGACGGCGGTCTCATAGGCGCTTTCGCCTTTCTGTCCTTCCATGACGATCGCGTCGTCGATGATGGTGACCAGGTCGTCGCAGTTGCAGCTGTTCAGCGTGCGGATCATGATTGGCTCCTTCCTGTGGTTATGCTGACGGTGGATTCGATGAGCGCGCTGCCTGCCGCCAGACGGGTCGTATCCCCGTTCGGCGCGGCCAATAGCAGATCCCATGCGGCACTGCCTTCGGGCAGGTCTCGGGTCGTGTCGGCGGGCACCGTGATCGTGATGCAGCCGTGTTCGTCCAATCGCACGTATGGCGTCAGGTCGAACACGATGAGCCTGTCGCGGCGTATCTGCATGATCGGAGTCCATCCGGTCAGGTCCATCGGCCTTGTGACCGTGGCCCCCTGCCGGTCGGTGACCCTGCGCAGCCATCGCAACCGGTATGTGTTGGTGACGCCGGCCACGAGGATGAGGTTCGCTTCGAGCAGGCAGCTACGCCCCAATGTGTTGCGTGTCATTACTTGATCCTTTCCCACATATGCGCGCCCAATGAGGGGCGCCGCTCCCAGGTGCCGCCGAAGTCGTCAGCGGGATTGTTGCCGGTGGTGTTCATGACCACGTAGCCGACCGGAAACAGGATTCCGTTGCCGGTCGATGTGGTGTGCGCGGTGATGACGCCATCCTCATTGACGGTGATGGTGCTGCCGTCAGGTCTGACTCCACCCAACGTGGCAATGGTGGCGGCCGGAAGCGCGTAGTTCTCCAATCCGTCGAGTTTCCGCTTGTCCGCCGCGCTCATGAGTCCGGATCCTTCGGCCGTGGCCTCCGTTGCCGTGATGTGCACGGTCTGGCCGTTCCTGCTCGCGGACAATGGCGTGGCCGTGGTTATCGAGGCCACGTTCATGGCTGCTGCGGCGATGGCGTCGGCGGCGTCCTGCTGTGCCTTGCCGATTTCGGCCGAATAGTTCGAGGCGAGCGTGTAGGCGTCCTTGGCTGTTTTCTCCACGTCGTCCACGCGCGAAGGGGTGACGACCGCGCTGAACGTGTTGTTGCGCATGGTGATGGTGACCCCGTCCGCGTAGTACGCGCCGGAGCCGCCCGAACCGGTGGAGCCGTTGGATTCCGCGGAGCCGCTGAGGCTCGTCGTATCGCCTGACGCGGTGCCGCACTCGTAGTCCACGGACAGGATGCCGCCGGATGATTTCACGATCTTCTTGGCCACGGGCACGGTGAGCGTGATGCCGAGCCGGTTGTCACGGCCGGTGACCGTGTCGCCAACGTCCATGCTCAACGTGTTGTCTGTTATGGTGACCTCGACGCCGCCCTGTGATTGCAGTTCGATGAGCTTCTTCCTGGTCTCGGTGTTCAGCTCGTCGGGTCTCGCGTTGGAATAGTCGTAGACGGCCTGACGTTCCGCCAATCCGGTCAATGATTGGGTTTGGCTCACGTTGCCGTTGACATCCGCGTACCAGTGGACGACCGCGCGGTCTTTGAGTTCCCCGGTGCCCAATCCGATGAGATGGTTCACCGGCTGGCTATCGAGCGAGGCCTTGAATTCGACCAGATCACTGTCGATGCTGTCGCCGTAGTGTTCGGCGGGCAGCGCATACGCGTTCACACGCCCGTCTGCCCAGATGAGACGGAGTTTCGCATTGTTGGCGGCGAGCATCTTCCGGATGCCCGTGTACGCGTCCGTATACCGGTCGAACGAATACGGGTTGATGGTGACAGCGTGCCGTGCTGACGCAGTGAACAGCGCATCCAATCCGATGCGTTTGAACAACATGTTGAGCACATCGCCGGCAGCGCCGGAAACGGTGAGGTAATCCTGCCCCCGATCGGGTTGGAGGATGCGGCGTGAGAGCAGGCCATGCCAGGTGGGGCCCTCCACGCTGCCGTCCGTGTTGCGCACGGTCACCAACCCGCCGTATTCGGTGCCGTCGATTATGATCAGCGCGCCGGCCTCCGGCTGCGGCAGGCAGGTGAGTTTGAACGAATTCTCATCGCTGCCGTAGGCGAGATCGAGCATGTAGTCGTCCACCGCGCGCAACGGCTTGTGCTTCGCGTCGGTGACTATGAGGCTGACCACGGTGGTTCGCTCCTCTCCTCGACGGGCGTGAGCTCGAACGTGTAGCCTCCCGGCCAGCTCACTTCGGCGCAGCCCGCCGGCAACGGCTGGAAGATGTAGCTGCCGGAATCAAGGCCGGCACCGCGTTCCGCGTTCGCGAACCAGTTGATCCGGTCGCCGGCCGCGTTGACGAACGCCACCGAACGCTCGCCCTCCACCGCATCCACCTCGACGCGAGCGCCGCCGGGGATGTCACCGGTGATCCGGTACTGGTTGCCGCCGATCGTGACGGTCGGATTCGAGCAGGGCCCGTATATGGTCATGCGGAACGGCATCGGGTCCAACCCGTCCACGGCTATCACCGGTGGGGCGGATGGCGGCCCGTAATCGTAGTCCATGTCATACGGGTGATCGAGATACTGGTAGGCGTCGGGGTCGCTGGGCGCATAGGTGACGGTCGGCAGGCTGCGTCGCCACATGCCCAATTGGGTCACGGTCAATTGGGTTTCGATGATGCGCGGCGTGATGGATTGCGGTTCGCTTTTGGTGATGAGCGCCCTGCACTCCCACACGTCGTCCACGCGCAGCAGGCCCGATATCGTGGAGTCCCTGGAGTGCGCGAGCACGTCATGGTCGGTGAGCATGCGCAGCCGGTCCAATTGGGTTTCGCCGTCCACGGCCTTCACCGTAAGCGTGAGTTCACGGGCCTGCCATGCCACCCCGGTAAGGGTGCGCGCGCCGAGCGTGTACGTCCACGCGCGTCCTCTCAACGATGGCATCGTCTCCCCGTAGATGGGGCCTTCGAACGAGATCGAGCCGCCGGTGGAACACACGTACTCAAGCCTTTGCATAGCGTCGCACCGCCCTTCCGAATTCCCGCCCGTCGATGTTGATGCCCAACTGTTGCAGAATGAACGGCATATCCTCGTGGAACGCCTTCACCTCGGCCAGCAGCTCGTCCAACTGGGATTGCATGCCCTGCTGGTTCGACTGCGTGCCGTTGACCATCTGGCAGGCGTTGGCCGGCAGGCTCATCACGGGGGTGGGCATGCCGAACGTGTAGCCGTCCAACGTGAGCCCATCGGCGAGTTCGCCGAGGCTCCGGTTGACGACTTCCTGGCTGCGGTCGATGCCTTCGGCCATGCCCCGGCCGATCATCACGCCGACCTCGTCACGGAACACGCGTGACGGCGAATGGATGCCGAGCTTGTCCTTGACCCAGTTGAGCGCGTCCTTGGCGGCGTTGACGGCCGCGTTGACGAGGGTGCCGGCCGCCGAGGCGACGCCGCTGGCGATACCCTTGATGATGTTCATGCCGACGCTGCCCCAGTTCACCGACGTGAAAGCGTCCCAGATGCTTTTCACGATGGCCGGGATCTTACCGATCAGCTGCGGTATGGCGCTGGCCAGGCCGTTGGCCAGGGTGACGAGGATCTGCACGCCCGTCTGCAGGATCTGCGGCAGGTTCGCGGCTATCGAACTGGCGAGGTTGCCGATGATGGTGGGTGCCTGCGCGATGAGCTGCGGCAGCGCGTTCATGAGGCCCTGCACGAGGCCGAGGAGGAGCTGCATGCCGCTGTTGAGCAGCTGTCCGACGTTGGATGCCAATCCGGAGACGAGCGCCATGATCATGTTGAGCGCGGCCGGCAGCAGCGTAGGCAGTTGCGAGGCCAGCCCGTTGACCAACGTGGTGACGATGAGCACGGCGGTGGTCATCAGCTGGGGTGCGTTCGTGCTGATCGCGTTCATCAGCGCGGTGAGGATGGCCGCGCCCTGCGCGAGCATGGCCGGCAGGCTGGCGGTGATCTGCATGTTCAGCTGCTGCAGCAGTGTCGGCAGTTGCGCGGACAGCTGGCCTATCATCGCGAACAACTGCCCCTGCATGCTCTGGTCCAGCATGCCGAGACCCGCGACCAACGCGGCAATGATGCCGGCTATGCCCATGTACTTCATGAAATTGCCGGGGCTGAAGAACAAGCCGAACAGGGAGCCGATCTTGCCCAATCCGGCCTGCAGTTTCGGACCCACGATGTCGCCGATGCCACCGAACACGTCACCCAATCCGGATACGACCGGACTCATGGCGGATTTCGCCTTGCCGGCCACCGATGACAGTCCGGATACGAGCTTGCTGTCCGAGATCTTGGAGAATATGCCGCCGAAGCCGTTGCCGACTTTGGAGCCCAGCACCTTGATGTTCGAATCGAATGCGCTGGTGAGCTTTCCGAATCCGACACCCAGCCTGTCCGCCACTCCGGCGACCGACTGGCCCACATCGGAGCCCGCGATCTTCGCGCCGAGCAGTCTGAACGGGCCCGTGAGCTTGTCCGCGCCCTGCCGGATGCGGTTGACGGCCGACGCGAACGGGTCGCCGTCCACGGCGAGAGCGTCGCGGATATCCTTGTTGAAATACGATTTGAACTGCTGCAGGCCCGTCAGGCTCGACTGGAGCTGGCCGGGCATCTGCTTGAGCTTTCCGGTGAGCTGGCCGATCCCGCCGTCACCGAGTTTGCCGAGCGTGTCGAACACGTTGGTGATCTTGTCCACGTTGCCGCCGACCCCGGCGAACAATGCGAACGCTCCGGCCAATTGGCCGAGACTGCCGACGATGTCCTGAACGGTGATGCTGCCGTCCTGCAACCCCTGGCTGAATTGCTCGATGAGCTTGACGGCCCTGTCCACATACGGGGTGAGCTTGCCGTTCAACTGCTCCACGAACGGTGTGAGCTGGCTTGAGAGCGCGTCCACGGCCGGAATGGCCGCGTTGAACGTCTTGCGCAACGATTCGAGCGCCAGCTTGCCGGGGCCTTCGCCCAATCGGCTGAGAGCGGCCTTCACGTTCGCCAAAGCGCCGCTGAACGTGTCGCCGGCAGCCAATGCGGCTCCACCCAACCCTTCCTGCATGGCGTCGGCGAAGGTCTGGAAGTCGATTTTGCCTTTCGAGACCATGTCGGACACGTCTTCGGAGGTGGTGTTGAGGTGTTTGGCGAGCATTTGGAGGACGGGCACGCCGGAGCTCATCAGTTGGAGCATGTCGTCGCCTTGGAGTTTGCCTCGTGCGGCGACGGATCCGAAGATGGTGCCGATGTCGGTGAGTGATCGGCCCGAGATTTGCGCGGTGTCGGCCACGGTCTTGAGGACCTTGGTCATCTGCTCGCCGGATGCGATGCCGGCCGCCGATAGGCTGGCGGCCACGGTGGCGGCATCACCCAATCCGAACGCGGTGCCCTTCACACTGGCGAGCGCGTTGTTCATGATCTCGCTGACGCTGTTGGCGTCGTGGCCGAGGCCTTTGAGCTTGGCTTGCGCGTTTTCGATGTTCAGGGCGCGGGTGAAGCCGCCTTTTGCGGCGAGCGCGGTGACGCCTCCGGTGATGGTGCCGATGGCGCCGAGTCCGAGTTTGCCGATTTTGCCGAATGCCTTGCCGAGGGTGCCGGTGAGGCTGCCTCCGCTTTTCCTGGCTGCGGTGTCCACACTGCCGGTGATGTCGCCTTCGAGGGTTTTGCCGAAGTCCTTGCCGGAGGGTGCCACCTGCACGTATACGGTGCCGATGTCCTGTGCCATCGGGGTCCTCCATCCTGATAGTGGTGTTGGCTCCCCGATGGCGGTCGGGGCTAGTCGGTGATGTGGAAGCGTTGCTTGAGGAGTTCGCGGCGTTCGAGTCGTTCCTTACGCGCTTGGCTGGTTTCCAATCGCGTCGGCGCGAACGGGTCCGCGTGCCTGTCCGTCCAGGGTCGCCAGCCTTCGCGTTGCAGCCTGCCTTCGAGTTCGAACATGTCCCACATGGCGATTTCGGCCCCGGTGGGCGTGTACGTCCAGCCGGCGAGCGCCGCGAAACAATGGCTGGTATGGTTCCTGAGGATCTGTCTCGTGAGCCGCCATGCCTGGCC